GTTCGAGTGCGGCGTACTAGCGACGATGTAGAGGCTGACGTAGCTTTTGATAGCGGGGAGATTACTCTAAGCAGTGCTATCAGTAACACTACGGCTTCAGAGACTACGTTTGGGGATTTTGTTGGTCACGGCGGAACTCCAGTAGACGCTTTTGTAGACACTTGGTATGATCAGAGTAGCAACGCTAACCACGCGGAACAAGATACGCCAAGTAGTCAGCCACAGATATATGACGCTACTAACGGGTTGATTACCGAGAACGGGAAGCCATTCCTCAAGTTTAGGGGCGGTAACAGCGGCAACGAGTCGATGAACATGACTTCGGCGGTTACTTGTGAGACTATGTTCAGTGTGGTCGCAAACGACACCGCTGGATTCTTGGCGTACTACCTTTGGAACTCAGGCGCAAGTTTAGGATTCTTTAGCGGCGGTACCTTTCAAGTAAGCGCCAACGGTCCAGGTGTGGCGACAGCTTCACTTGGCAGCATTTCGGGAACTGTTACAGGTCAAACACTTCTGTACAACGACCATAACGGTACAGGTTGGGAAGTTGGTCAGGATGGTGGCACGGCTAGTCAAGCTCTTGCAACAACGCAAAAATCAATTAATCAAATAGTTAGACCGTCGACCAACCTGCAAGTTGAAAAATTCCAAGAGTGCATAATTTGGGATAGCGACAACAGCAGCAACCGCAGCGGCATCGAGGTCAACATCAACAACCACTTCGCAATCGGTAACCTCCCGAATCCAACCTCTGGCCTTCTCTTCGACTACCCCGATGCCGCTGCCGCGTACTCGGTGAGGCAGTTGTCTAACACCGCCCCGCTTTCCATGCGTGTCCGTCGGGATACGGCAGGCGGTACGGGCGACGATGACGAGGCCGATGTGTTGTTCGACTTCACGCTCACCGACCCGACTATTTCTCTGGACTCACGGATTAACAACGCCAGTACGGACGTAGCATCTACGACCTTGGGCGAGTTCCTCAACGCTACGGGATACACTGACAAGGACAACCTCACGGTTGTAGCGGACGGGTTCTGTGATACTTGGTACGACCAGAGTGGAAACGGCATTGACGCGGAGCAAAACGTACCAGGCAGACAACCCCAAATCTTCGACTCGGCCTCACCCACCGACTTGATTCAAGAGAATGGCAAGCCGTTGGTTAAAGCCACGAGGGGCGGAGGTCTTGCGGCAGGATTTGACGTGTCTGTAAGTTTGGTTCAAGCCTTTACGGTTGTCTCTGTTGGTGAGGTGGGCAACCTTAACGCGCACCTATATGCAGATTCTACGCGAGCATATTGGATGCGCCCACGAGATTCGGGCGCTGCGGTTAATTCAGGAACAAGTTTAGGCACTACTGGAACCTACACCCACAGCGGGCAAATATTCAACGCATATGTGGCAGATGGTGTAAGCAGTTACCTAGAAGCAACGAGTGCGGCGGGAACAGAGAACAGAACAGGCAACAGCGGCTCGACCGATTTCAGCATTTCGCAACTTTTAAACCGCTCCACTTACGACAGAGCTTATGCAGCCCAAGAGGTAATTTTCTGGAACACCGACCAAGGCACAACAAATATTGCAGCCATAGAATTAGACATGGACACTTATTATTCATTCTCGTAATGGCTACCGTATACCTCTCTGTAGAAGAAATTTAACTTAATGCGCATCGTATATATATCGCTTATAGCAGTAATAGGACTGCTTCTAATTCCTGTTGGGGTAGTGTTTTCTTTTACCCGTGCTTTCTTTATGTTTCGCTGGAACCCCCTCCCGAAGCTTAGGAGCTACTTAAACAGCATGGGGGTGGCTTTGTCTCAGTTACTGAATACAACGACAGCAGAGCTCTTTAATGAAATCCTGATAACCAGCAGGGGGTTTAAGTTCGGGAACGTAAAAGAAACCACTAGCTCTGTGCTAGGAAAGAACAAAGCCAAAGGCACTCTGTCTCATACAGGGGAGTTTGTAGTAAGCGTATTGAATAAAGTGGATCCAAACCACGTAGAAGACGCTTCAGGGTTTGTTCAGATTACCGTAAAACCTCTGAACTAAAAGTCTAGCCTTTTGGCTTAGCGCATATCTAACCCTGTAGTTGTACTTAGTCTCATCACGAAACAAGTGGTCATCTAGGTTCTTAGATGGGGTGAGCCTACCGAAGTGCTGGTATAGCAATCCTTGCTGCTGAAGGGGATATACTGTCCTGTTAGCGAGATTGGTCCTGTTAAACCCATATTCTTCTGCCGCGTAGTCTATGGTCCAAAACTCCAAATCGTAAGCCCAGATAAGAAATTCCAAGTGGCTCCAGGAAACTCCGCTTGACTTACAAAACTCACTTCTTATAGAGTGTAAGTTCTTGAGGTAGTTGTTGTTAACGTACTTGTCTTTTAGGACGGCAAAATCCCTGAACATCCTTTTCTTTGTCTTCAGTGAATTTCTCATTAATGGTTATCTTTGAATTATGAATAACATGGATAAAGAGTTTATCGCGGAGGCATACTCTTTGATCGTTAAGATAGAAGAATTGATCAAAAAATATGACTATGAAGATAGAGTCATGTCCAGCATTCTCATAGGAGTTATAGACGCAGACATGAGCTCAGAACCGAAAGACGGGGATGAAGTTGAGCTAAAGAGCATATTTAGCTACAACCTGGATAGCGCAGAAGAACTGGAAATGATGAAAGACATCATGACTATGCAGTATAAGGGTCCCGACTCAGAGCTTGACGGACTCCTTGGAGACCTAGGTATATCGCTGAACTGATGGAGGGATTAATAAGAAAGCTTGTAATAGGCAAGGACCCAAAGAACGGGATGGCGTATTTCGTTGGGATGAGAGCAGGTGAAGGAAGGGTGTCTGCTATTATACAGGACGAGTCTTACTTGCACAAGTTTGGCAAATGCCGTTACTTAGTGTACACAGAAAGAGAAGAGGGCACTGACCTCTGGAAGGCGATTGACGATATGCCATGTTTGATAGAGTTTGATTTAGACTTCTAATATAATGAGATCCCTTAATAATTTTATTGTAGAAATAAATAAAGAGCTTAACGACGAGATAGTAACGGATAGTGGATTTAAACTTTACGTAGACACCAAGTACAATGAGTTTGAACACCGAACTACAGAAGGTAAAGTTTTGGCTACACCGATTAAGTTCGACACTGGCGTCAAGTCTGGAGACACCCTTTATTTTCATCACCATGTGGTCATCAATGGTGGCAGTCCTCTTAATAAAGAAGATAAGCAGTACGTTGTCAACTACGATGAAGAGCATGCAGCACAAAATCAGGCAATCGCTTACAAAAAAGGCGAAGAAGGTAAAGTCTATCCTCTCTACGGTTGGGCTTTGTTGGAGCCTGTTGAAGAAGATGTTAAACGACCTGAAGGGGTTGTAGAGGTAGTTTCACTAGAGGAAAACCCCGTAACCCAAGGTGTCATTTCGTTTCCGACAAAACAGCTCGAAGAGATCGGCGTATCCGATGGAGACGTGGTTGGGTTCAAAAAGAACCGAGACTATAGAATTAAAATTGATGGCAAAGAATACTACAGGGTCGCGGTCTCAGAGCTCCTCTACAAAGTTTGAGACGGTATCAGCGGCAACAAGACTAATGGATGCGATGGCTATTGCCATTGACAACATGATAGAGGAAGTAAAGAAACCAGTAGACCCAGACGCAGGGGGTTCGGCTAGAAAAGCGGAACTCCAGTCAGTAAAGCAGACCGCAGTGGATTGCAAAGAACTGATTCGGGAGAGACAGTCTCTAGAGCAGATGGTCAAAGAATTAAAACAAAATGGAGAGATACAAGAAGACAAGGACTACTCTGGTGGGTTTGCAGAGCGATACAGCAAGTGACCACACACTAAGAGTAGATGGGTTTAAATGGACTCAATCCAGTAGCAATAACAACCATATTTATTTTAACGATGAGTGGAACGATGAATACGAAAGCTAGTACGCTAGATGAGCTTAGTGTAGCTGTTTTAGCGTGGGCTGATGAGCGTGGCCTTATAGAAGAGGAAAACGCCCCCAGGCAAATGCTAAAGGTCATGGAGGAGATCGGGGAGCTATCAGGGGCTCTTGCTAAGAAGAACGAAGAAGAGATGATTGACGCGATCGGGGACAGCCTCGTGACAATCATTATCTTAGCAGCACAGATGGGACTGACCGCAAAGGACTGCTTAGGCAGCGCCTATAACGAAATCGCTGAGCGGACAGGGACTACCGTCGATGGTGTCTTTATAAAAGATGAATAAGAGAAACTACAAGAAGGAGTACAAGAAGTACGGTAAAAGCAAGGCCGCTAAAAAGTACCGCGCCGAACTGAATCAGTACAACAGAAAGTCTGGTACTTACGGGAACGGAGACGGCAAGGACGCCGCTCACGAGGGTGGTAAAATTAAGAGGTTTGTAAAAGCCGCTATAAACAGAGCAAACAACAGGCCTAAAAAAAGAGGGAGCAAGTAATCGACAGAGATCCTCCTACGCATGAAGAGGTGGACCAACTGGGGCGTAGCTCAGCTGGTTAGAGCATCTGTCTTATACACAGAAGGTTGCGGGTTCGAGTCCCGCCGCCCCAACAAATTTTGTTACCTTTAAGGAAAATTCTTTCAATGAAACCAGACAAGTTCACTTTTAATGGATGGAGACTCTTTTCGGTTATACTTCTATCTATTTCTCTGGGCGCTTGCGGCACTTATGCTGGTGTTAGTAAGTCACTTGCTGACGACCTAGAGAATAGGGAAGTTCCTCTTTACAATTATGCAGATACTGTTTTTTTGCAAGAGTACAGGGCTACATTGGAGCCTGACTATATTGCTACACTTTCCATTGATAGCAACTTGATTGGAGTTAAGGTAGACCCATATTTGATCCAAACTACCCCAGGAGTTAAGGGGTCGGAATACTACTACAGAATACATCTATATCACTCAAAAGTTGACAGTGTCTTCATGGACTACGTTGACACCTCTAATAAAGTTTTATCATGGGAAAAGGAATAACACTACTTGGACTGTGCGCGTTAGGCATGATTTTTTCTACTTGCTCTCCTCGCCACTGCGAAGCGTACACCATACATCAGGAAAAAAATGTATTCATAGCATGCCCTCGTAGCTCAGATGGATAGAGCAACAGCCTTCTAAGCTGTGGGCCCCAGGTTCGATTCCTGGCGGGGGTACTTAATTCAATGGAATGTCAAAATACAAATGTGAGTGCGGAGAAACCGCAGAAGTACAGAATGTAAGCATCAAGGTTATCGACGGGAAAGTACGTCACGATGTACCTTGTGAGTGCGGTAAATACATGTCCCCCACCGAAAAGAAATCTGGCATGCCTTCGTTTAAGAGCAATAGGTATGGACAGATCCGATGAGGTTGTTTGGCTGGGAGACGAACATTCAGGCGGAGAGGTCCTCGAACTCCATGGGCTTCTCATTGGTCTCCCGAAAAAGCCAAAGCGATCTGAAATACTCTTCCATGACAAGCCAAAGGGGATGCAGATGTGGTCGCGCATCGCTATGCCCGAAGAGCTGTCGAGGACTAGAAGTATGGATGAGTGGCTCGAAAAGCCTTCCGAGTTTCGAAAGAAGTTTTCTTCTTATATCGAAAAGGAGTTTGAGCGCAGGCGTAACGGTGTTTGGTTTTACAACAATGGCGTGCCTACGTACATTACAGGGAGGCACTATATGTTTCTCCAATGGAGTAAGATTGATATCGGATATCCTTCGTATCTTGCCTTCCAGCGTGAGATATTTCTTCACATGGCTGCGTGCGAGGCTGATCCCCGTTGTATCGGTCAGCTTTATACTAAGTGTAGGCGTTCTGGCTATACTAATATCTGTGCTGCAGTACTTGTTGATGAAGCTACTCAGGTTAAAGACAAGCTTCTGGGAATCCAGTCAAAGACTGGTAAAGACTCTCAGGAGAATATTTTCATGAAGAAAGTGGTTCCGATGTTTCGGAGCTACCCCTTCTTCTTTAAACCTATTCAGGATGGCACTACGAACCCACGTATGGAACTCGCTTTTCGGGAACCATCAAAACGAATCACCAAGAAGAATAAGACGTCGCAAAAAGGCGATGCACTCAACACGATCATTAATTGGAAAAACACCACTAATAACGCCTATGACGGAGAAAAACTTCATATGCTCTACCTCGACGAGGCTGGCAAGTGGGAAAAACCTGTCGACATCAAAGAAGCGTGGCGCATTGAGCGAACTTGTCTCATCGTTGGTAAACGCATTGTAGGTAAGGCACTTGTTGGGAGTACTGTCAACCCTATGGAAAAGGGTGGTCAAGAGTATAAACACCTGTGGGAGGATTCTGACCCAAGCGAGAGAAATGCTAACGGGAGGACCAGATCAGGGTTGTATAGATTATTCATACCTGCTTCTGAAGCTCTTGAGGGTTTTTTTGATAAGTATGGTATGCCTGTACTGGATGAGCCGACTAAAAACGTAGAAGGTGTCGACGGAGAGATTATTGACCAGGGAAGCCTTGATTACTTGAAAAATGAGCGGGATTCCTTGAAACACGACCCTTCTGAGCTGAACGAAATTATAAGGCAGTTCCCTTTAACTGAAGACGAAGCGTTCAGAGACAGCATCGAAGGCAGTATATTTAATATAGGAAAGATTTATCAGCAGGTAGATTGGAACAATAACCTATATCCCAACCCTGTAGTTCAAGGAAATTTCATCTGGAAGGAGAAGGACAAGGAGGTTATTTTTACTCCCGACCCAAGGGGCAGGTTCAGAGTTGCTTGGCAGCCACCACCCGATCTGAGAAACAAAGTTCTTGAAGTCAGGGGGAAGAAGTCTCCTGGTAACACTCAGTACGGGGTTGGGGGTGTTGACTCTTATGACCTTGACGAGACTGTTGATGGGAGGGGATCTAAGGGGGCACTTCACCTGTACAATAAGTTCAGCATGAACCAAGATGTGCCTAGTAACATGTTTGTATTGGAGTACGCTTCTCGACCAGACTTAGCCAGCATCTTCTATGAAGACGTGCTCATGGCTGCCTTCTATTACGGGTATCCGCTCCTCGTGGAGAACAATAAGTACGGCATAGTAAGATACTTTGAATCAAGAGGTTACGATGGCTACTTAATGGATCGCCCTTCTCACTTGATGGCTGCTAACGCTAAAGTAAATGTCAAGACCAAAGGAATACCTTCTAACTCCCAGGACGTCATACAAGCTCACGCTCACGCTATTGAAGATTACATTCACAATCATGTTGGGGTAAGGCCTGAAACTGAGGACTTTGGTAAAATGTACTTTAATAATACTTTGGAGGACTGGATAGGCTATAAAATCACCAACAGGACCAAGTATGACCTTACTATTAGCTCAGGCTTGGCGCTTCTTGGAGCTCAGAAGGCAAAGCAAAAGAAAAAGAAGTCTGATTTAAGCGACAAGGTGTTCTTTAGGAAAAACAAAGTAAAAGAATGGCACCGCTAAGTTTATTATATTTGCCGTTAGATGCACGGTACACAGGGAAAAAACAGCACAGGCTTTCCTGACCCCCTTGAGCCGAGGGAAATAAAAGAGGGTAAGGAATATGGTTTGCGCTACGCAAAAGCTATTGCTTCCCAGTGGGGTAGCTACGAGCAGGATAACTCCCTGATGAGAAAGCGTCGTAGGGTTTTCGATAGAAACAGAAAGTACGCTAACGGAACTCAAGACACTAGCATTTATAGGCAGCTTCTGACCAGTCTCGATCCTAACAACTCAGACGGAAGCTTCTTGAACATGGACTTTACGCCTGTTCCAATCCTCCCTAAGTTTGTTAGAATTGTAGTCAATAAGATCCTTTCTACGGAACCTTATCCTAACCTTGAAGCTGTCGACCCTTTGTCGTCAAGCGAGAAGGACTTGGAGCGAAAGAAAGTAGAGATGGCTGTGGCTAACAGGCAGAAACTAAACGACATCAAGAAAAATACAGGGGTTGACATCGCGGAGATGGAACAGATTCCTGAGACTCTTGAAGAGGCGGAGATTTTCATCGGAAACAACATCAAGTCTTCTTCCGAGATAGCGGCCCAGGTTGCCACGAATATGACTTTGAAGTGGAACGACTTCAATGATGCTACTTATAGGCGCTGCGTAAACGACCTTGCTACACTTGGTATGGCTGTCGTAAAGCGCGACAACGACCCTAGCCAAGGAATTAAGACAAGCTACGTTGACCCCTCGGAATTCGTTCACAGCTACACTAACGACCCTAACTTCGGGGATTTGGTTTACGCTGGTCACGTAAGGCGTGTTCCTATCCAGGAGTTAAAGCGGATCGCTGGAGATCAGTTTAGCGAAGAGGAGTACAAGAAGATAGCTCAGAAGGCCGCCAAGAAGTACGGTTATGACGTAAGTAAACTTGGTGAGAGCAGGTACGACGACTACTTGAAAAGGTATAGGTTTGGTTATGACGAATACATGGTTGAGGTCATGGATTTTGAGTTCGTGTCTGTGGATCAGATGTACTTTGAGGAGAAGGAGAGTCAGTATGGTAATACTGGCTTTTACTACAAAGGAGACAGCTACAAGGGCCCTAGTAACTCTGTCTTTAGGAGAGACGTAAAGAAGCTTGAGAACGCAGTTGTGTACGGGGGGAGCTTTATCATGGGGTGTGACATGCTGTACAACTATGGGATGCAGACAAACATCCCTAAGAACATGCACGACCTCTCTAGGGCTAACCTGTCTTATTCTGTTGTTGCAACCAACATGGAGGATATGATCCCCAAGTCTATGGTTGACAGCTGCGTAGGTTTTGCTGACCAGCTTCAGCTGACTCACTTGAAGATTCAGCAAGCTATTGCTAAAGCTAAGCCTGACGGGATCATTATTGACGTTGAAGGACTGGAGAATGTGCAGTTAGGTAAAGGGGGTGAGCTTCAGCCACTTGAGCTTCACGACATCTATGAGCAAACTGGTGTATTCTACTATAGAAGTAAAAATCCTGAAGGTGGATTCCAAAACCCCCCGATCAGGGAGATTGGCAATTCTGTCAGGAACATCAATGAATTCATTGCTCTATACAATCATTATTTGCGTATGATCCGCGATGCTACAGGCATCAACGAAGCAATGGACGGGACCACTCCGAAAGGAGAGCAGCTGGTAGGCGTGCGTCAGCAAGCTATTGCAGCGGGCAACAACGCTATCTACGACATTACTAATTCTTCTATGGTTCTGTTCAAGAAGGTTTGTTCAGATATTGTAAAGTGCTTGCAGGTCATTCCTAGGGAGAGCATTCTGTATCGCGCTTACGAGAACGCTATCGGTAGTGAAAACATCGGTATTCTAAATACGTTCAACAACCTTCCTATGTACAACTTTGGGGTACAGGTGGTTAAGGAGATGGAGGACGTTGAGAAGCAGTACCTGGAACAGAATATACAAGTGTCCTTAGCGCAGAAAGAACTAGACATCGAGGACGCTATAGCCATCAGGCAGCTGAAGGACATCAATCAAGCGGAGAGGCTGCTAGTTGTTCGTCGTAAGAAGCGTATGGCAGCTAATCAGATGATGGCTCAACAGAACTCACAGATGCAAGCTCAGGTACAGGCTCAGGCTTCTCAGGCTGCTAGTCAGGCTAAGATGCAGGAGTTGCAGGCTAAGGCTCAGATTGATGCTCAGATGGAGCAGATGAAGGCTCAGATAGAGGCTCAGTTAGAGACGTTAAAGCATGAGCACAGAAAGGAGATCGAAATGATCAAAGCTCAAGCTACTCTTGGATTTAGAACTGAAGAGCAAGAGTTTAGGGAAAAGCTTGAGGTTCTCAAGGAAGACAGGAAGGACACGAGAGTTAAGAAGCAAGCTACTGAACAAAGCAAGCTGATTTCTCAAAGGCAAGGCGAGCGTGGTGAGCTTCCAGAAACCGAAGGTGAGATAAGCGAGGGTGACAGCTCTGAAGACATTATCAATGACATAATTAGCTCTGCCTCACAGGGACCGCTACCTCCGCAGCAATAACATATAATTATTATCTTTGTAGCATGAAAGCCTGTAAGTCTTACAAAAAAGGAGGACGGGTCCTACTTAAAATGGGGAAACACAAAGACCCAAAAGGAGGACTTACTCAGGCTGGAGTAAAAAAATACAATAGGGAGACTGGAAGCAACCTGAAGATGGCTGTTACTACAAAGCCCTCAAAGTTGAAAGCAGGCAGCAAAGCTGCGAAGAGAAGGAAGAGTTTTTGTGCTAGAATGAGTGGGGTAAAAGGGCCGATGAAAAAGCCTAATGGAAAGCCTACTCGCAAGGCATTGGCGCTAAAGAAGTGGAACTGTTGACAATGGATAATATTTCTCATATCGAATTTTTAGCTGTGGCTGGATCTATAGTGGGGGTTTGGATCAAACACCAAATGGATTACGCAAGGCTTGTAGCTAGGGTTGAAGGGCTTGAGGACGACAACAGCGACTTCAAAAGAGACGTAAAGAAGCTGCTCGATAGCATTCAAGAAATTAAAGTACTTTTGGCAAAGAACAAAGTAGAGTAAACTATGGCTAGAGTAAGACAACCAGGAGCTGCGGCTTCAGCTTCATTCGGACAATCAGGTAGCGTTTATGCTACTGCAGGGGACGTTGTTACTGCTCCTGATGGCAAGGCCATTGTTGCAATTCAACTTTTGGCTGCAAGTACTTTTGCAGACTTGACCCCTGTATCTACAGGGACTTGCTTTAACACCGATGGTGCTGGGTACGTGACTTCAACTACACTCCCTACGAACCAGTCTTTTTCTGCTGGGGTTGTTGTTTACGGAGAGTGGTCTAGCGCTACACTCGGTGCTGCTAGTGCAGCCATAATGTATTTCGCCTAATGAAGGCTGTCAAGTACAAAAAAGGCGGGAAGCTGAAGGTGCTTAACAAGAAAGTAAGTATTGACCCACCGAAGGGATATCACTGGATGGAAGAGTCTGGTAGGTATTACTTGATGGCGGGGGACTACAAGCCTCACCCTGGGGCTGTAGAAAAGGCTTCTTTTAAAACCGTGTCTCATGGCTAAGGCAGTAAAAAAGAGCAAAGTAAACGAGGCTGGTAACTACACTAAGCCTAGTATGCGTAAGAGACTTTTTAATCAGATTAAGGCTGGCAGCAAAGGAGGGAATCCTGGTCAGTGGTCTGCCCGTAAAGCACAGCTTCTAGCCCAGAGATACAAGAAAGCTGGGGGCGGCTACACGAACTAATGGGGTTAGCTAAGTCACAGCGAAGCCTAAAGGAGTGGACCTCTCAGAAGTGGCGAACCTCAAGCGGAAAGAAATCCGAAGGTAAGCGCAGATACTTGCCTGACGCTGCGTGGAAATCCCTGTCTCCAGCAGAGAAAGCAGCTACAAACAGGGCTAAAGCAAAGGGTAATAAAGAGGGGAAGCAGTTCGTTTCTCAACCCAAGAATATCAAGAAGAAGGTAGCCAAGTACCGTAAGTGATTGATATTTATATTTGCTAAAATTTAATTTATGGAAGATCAACAAGTTAATCCAACCGAAGGACAGGAGCAAGAAACTCCGTCTTTCACTTTTGTGGATGAATCTGAGGTCATCGAAGCACAACAAGCCGAGGCTGGTGTGTCAGAACCTCAGGTAGAGATGCAAGAGGATGTTGTAGAACAGACTCAAAACTACGAGCCTTCAACGGAAGAAGCTCAGAGTGAACATATAGAACAAGACTACTCTCAAGAGGATGTCGAAGGGGCGGTACTGAATTACCTTAGCGAAAGGCTTGGGACTCAGGTCGAATCTTTAGACGACCTTATTGGGGGTCAGCAACAAGAGAGCGAGCTTGATGAGCGGATTGCCGCTATTGCTCAGTTTGTCGAAGACACTGGAAGGGCTCCTCAAGACTGGTTTATTTATCAGCAGCTTAACCCATCCGAAATGGATGACATGACTGCAATTCAAGTTCAGATGGCATCTGACTATCCAAACCTGTCTCAAGAGGAAGTGTCCACTTTGATGAGCAGCAAGTACAAGCTCGACCCTGATCTGCATACAGAAGATGAGGTGAAACTCTCACAGTTGCAACTGAAGATTGACGCTCAAAATGCGCGTCAGGGAATTGAAGAGCTGCGTGGTCAGTATTCAACCCCTGAAGTAAATGAAAGCGGAGATGATCAGTCTCCATTCGACGACAACTGGTATCAGTCTATGCAAGCCGAAACTGAAGCTCTCGACGGGGTCGAATTTGACCTCGGTAACGGGAAGAACTTTACGTTCGGATTGAATGACAGGTATCGAAACGAGTTGGTGGAGAAGAACACTCGCCTTGACGAGTTCTTTGATCCTTACGTCCAACAGGATGGGAGCTGGGACTACGACAAGCTGAATATTCACAGGGCTGTAGTTGACAACATGGAACAAATTGTTCAGTCGGTATACAAACAAGGTATGGCAGACGGTCAACGAGGCATTGTGAATCAGGCAGCTAACGTAAGCGCTCAAACCCCGAATCAAGGTGGACAACCCCAGGAAGACAACCTTTCTTCGCAGCTTAGGCAAGCGTTGGGAGGGGACTCAACTTGGTCTTTTTAACCTAAACAACAAAACTTTTTATATAAGAAATTATGAGTGCTATAGACGCAACAAAAAACGGAGGGGTAACTCCTACTGGGTACCCTTCTTCTTTGAAAACTACTCCAGACAAGTACACTTCTCTGGGGGACCTTCTGGACTACCAGAAGCCTGACAACAGGGACCTGCTCATCAAGACCTTTGGTGATCAAGGTATCACTGGATTCTTGCAGTTGACTGGCGCTACGCGCTCTGCTGGTACGAACGACGAAGTTCAGTACTGGGAAGAGGGTAGACTCCATAAGACTGTTGCTTTTAACACGGTAGACTCCGACAGCATCAACTGTCCTGCTTTTACCGCTACGACAGCTCCATGTAGACTTAATGACGTTCTTCTCCTTGAGAATGGAGAGCGCGTTGTAGTTACTGGTATTGACGCTGCTAATAACGAGCTTGATATCGTTAGGATGAACGCAGGAACAGTTTCGGCTATTTCCACTTCTGGTGTCGCTGCTATCGTAGGTAACATCTACGCTCAGGGTTCTGGTCAGCCTTCTGAGTTCTACCAGACTGAAGTCGTGAAGCGTGAAAACCCATTCTTCATTACTAAGGAGACCTACCACGTTACTGGCTCTCAAGCCACGAACATTGGTTGGATCAACATCGGTAATGGTGACTACAGGTGGTACGTTAAGGGTGAGATGGATACTCGGAAGCGTTTCATGAACCAGCGTGAGATGATGATGCTCCTCGGACAGAAGGGTGACATCGACGTGCCTGATGGAACTGGTGTCACTGGAATCGCAGGTTCTGAGGGTTACTTCGCTGCTGTAGAGAACAGAGGTATCACTACCACTGGTACTTTCGGTGACGGAGCTGGATTCGCTGACATTGACGAGATCATCTTCGAGCTCGACAAGCAAGGCGCTCCTGCTGAGTACGCTATGTATGTTGATACGGCTACTTCGTTGGCTATTGACGACATGCTTGCTGCTGGTATCGCTACTCAGACTACGGCTGGACTTCCTGGTCAGTTTGGTGCTTTCCAAAACAGCGCTGACATGGCTGTTAACCTCGGCTTCAAGAGCTTTACTAGGGGTAGCTACACCTTCCACAAGCATGGTTGGAAGTTGTTGAGTGATCCTACTTTGCTCGGTGCTTTCACGACCAAGCCTTACAAGGGTGCTATGGTTCCAATGACGCAAGTTGCTGACGCCAAGACTGGTGTTAAGGCTCCTGCGTTGGAAATGAACTATAAGGAGGTGAACGGCTACAACCGTGAGATGGAGCACTGGGTTGAAGGCGGTGGTGTCCTCGGATTCGCAACGAACGATCAAGACGTGGCTAAGTTCCACTACCGTTCTGAGGCGAACCTGATCACTCGCGCTGCTAACCAGCACATCGTTCTCAAGTAATTAACCTGAAGTGAGAGAGAGGGTCCTTAGGGGCCTTCTCTCAATCTTCACAATACATAGAGATATGGCTACAAATGGAGTTTTTCCTCTTATTAGAAAAGAGACACATACCACAGTTGGCGCTACCACTTGGGGCGACGACACTACCAAGGAGGTAGGGGTTATCAAGATTGCTGGTGCTCACACCACTGACTTTGATAGCACTAACTTCCCAGGAAATCCTGGCGACATGGTTATTGTGGTCAACACCACTGAAAGTAACGTTAACGTTTTGATCAATCCAGATCCGTTTGGAGATGACACTGCGGACGGGCTGGTCCTTGGAGCGGGTGCTGCGGTTTCCGTCATTTACCATGAGGACAACGGTTGGCTCTTCATGGGCACTGTTGCTGCAAGCTAACAAACACTGGTAATTGAGAGGGCCCTTCGGGGCTCTCTCTCTTACTCTTTTTAATTCAACTACAAATTCAATGACTACTACAACTAAGAGGGGGCCAGGTCGCCCCGCCACAAAAAAGACCGTCACCCCTCAGGCTACAAAGCAAAAGCCTAGGATAAAAAGAAATTTAGATACGAATTCCGTAAAGGAGTACAAAACCATTAAGTCTATGGGGGCGACCTATATGATGCAGCAGAAAGGGACAACGGTCTTTGACGCTGAAGAGAACAGAATAAGAGAGATTCGGTACTGTCCAAACGAGCCTAGTATTTACAGAGAGGAGCAATCCGATAACGCAAGGCGGGAAAGCATTGTGTTTATTGAAGGGAGAAAGTTTGTTCGTCCTGACCAGCCCAACCTGATTGAGTTTATGGAGACTCACCCAGACAACAAGGTTAACGGAGGGACTCTGTTTGAACTCGTCAACAAAGAAAAGAAGGCTGAAGTAGAGGTCGAGAAGGAGTTCTTGGTTGCTGATGCTGTTATGATGATCAGAAACAAAGATCTTGAGGAGCTTCTTGGAGTTGCTGTAGCCCTTGCTGTAGACGTAGATAGACCAGTAAACGAAATCAAGCATGACCTCTTGGTGTTTGCTAAGAAGAGTCCACAGAAGTTTATTGAGTCATTCGACAACCCTGTCGTAGAGATGAAGACTAAGCTAAAGATGGCTGACAAGTACCAGATCATCAAGCTCAGCAGCGATGGGGTGAAGTGGTATGACACCAACAAGCTCATCGTGTCTGTACCAGCAGGTAAAGACCCTCTGGACGTATTCGTAAGGTATTGCCTGACCGAGGTGGCTGTCCCAATCGTTGAAGAGATTGACAAGCAGCTGAACGCTTAACGTATTGGAATTACCAACAAGAAAGGCCGCCTTCGGGCGGCTTTTTCTTTTCGTATATTTGCTTCATGGCAAGCGTATCCGCCGTATACAACACTCTTAAAGACTTGGTTAACAAAGACCAAAATGGGTTTGTTACGCCTACTGTGTTCAACAACTTTGCTCAGATAGCTCAGCTAAGAATATTCAATAGATTATTCGATGAGCTCAAAGACGCAAAGCGAATAAGCAAGGCAGGCTTTAACCCTGGTCGGGACAAGTCTAGGTTCAAAAGAATCGAAGAGGATTTGGCTTATTTCTCTAGAGTGGCTACCCCAACAAAGGTCGGGGATGTATTCCCTAAACCAGACGACCTTGCTAGACTCATCGGAGTTACAACTACCACTAACCCTAGGGTGAACGTAGAGATGTGCTACGACGAAGACAAGATTGACAGAATCTTAATCAGCAACATTAGCGCCCCAACAACGGACTTTCCTGTGGCTTTGGTCAATCAGGACATAGAGGTGTTTCCTAGTAGTATAGCAAACATCAGGGTTAAGTACTACAAGTACCCTCAGGGTCTTGATAATACTGGGGCAGCTTCTGTTTCTCCGCCTACGGTAGTCGTGGATGCTAACGACACCCCTACTTCAACCTGTATAGACTTTGAACTACCCGATCACTACCTCAATGACTTAGTGATTGAGATAGGGCAGCTTATTGGGATTAACCTTAGGGATCAGTTAGTTACTCAGACTACTCAGTTGGAGCAGAACGAACGTAAACAAGAAAGCACCTTCTGATGTCGAGGAATTATATACCACTAAATCAAGTAATTAACGACTTTGTAGTTACTCTGGATACAGACGACTACGTAAGTAACGCCCCTGACACAACCCTCAGGAGTTTTGCTTTGCGGGGTATTCGCGAGATGGGGTTTGACCTGTTGAAGGTCGTCAGGTCCCTAAAGATGCCTGTATCGAGTAACAACACAATCGACCTTCCAGACGATTACGTGGACTGGAGCAAGGTTGGGGTTGTAGGCAATGACGGGCTGGTGTATGTGCTGGGAGAGAACAAGAACTTGAACATATCTCAGACATACGATCTGGATAGCAACGGAGACCCTCAAGACGCAGACAGCGATGGGTTTTTTGACAGGGTGGACTCTAAGTCAGCCACTTCTAGCGGATCCCCTGCTTCAGACGCTGGTATCGCAGACGGTATGGAGTCATATATCTTCCGCAACTTCGTTCACGAGAACAATCAGGGTCGGCTGTATGGTATCGGAGGCGGCAACTATTACGGGGAGTTCAGGGTAAACTTGGATCAGAACAGACTCGAACTGAAGAGCAACTCTAGTATCAGTGAGGTAGTCATCGAATATATAGCTGATGAAGCCAGGTCTGTAAATCCTAGGGTTCACATCTATGCAGAAGAAGCTTTGAGGTCTTTCATCTACTACAAGATGATTGAGCGCAAGTCTTCTGTCCCAGCTAACGAGAAGGCTAGGGCTCGACAAGAGTACTACAACGAAAGGCGCAAGGCTAACGCTCGCATGAAGTCCTTCACGAAAGAAGAGTTGCTCAAGACTATTCGTAAGAACTTTAAGCAAGCACCTAAGCGCTAATGGCTATTGATAAGACTATACCGAACAGACTCCAAGCAGATGCTGATCAGAGGCTTGTACGCCCTGAAGTCGGTGAGATGCTTGATGCTCAGAACGTTACTATGGCAGAGGGTGGAGGCAGTTCTTCTGGTGTCATCAAGAACGTCAGGGGTACACTTGCTGGTACGCCTCTTACTGCTTCGGACAGGATTGCAGACGATGATGCGGTAACGGTTATCGGTAGTGTATCTGATCCTCAGCGTGGGTTCATATACTGGTTTGTTGCTGACAATGCAGGAAGCTCTCAAGACGCTATATATCAGTACAATACGTCAGACGACACCTATAGAGTGGTGTTAAAGGGGTCTTTTCTGTCCTTCAGTCATAATGGATTTATTAAAGCAGACTTAGTAAACGCTGCGTTTCAACAAGATGGAGTTATTCAAACTGCTTTATACTTTACTGATAATGTAAACCCTCCTAGAAAAATTAATGTAGACAGGGCTATATCTGGGGACTACGCAGTTTTTGGTCAAGTTTCTGGCGATATAGACTTTTCTATAACTGTCATTAGAGCCTGTCTAACTACACCACCTACGTTCTTTTTTGAAACAGACGAAAATTTTTCAATAAACAACTTTAGGGAGGATTCTTTTCAGTTTGCCATACAGTATATATACAAGGACGGGGAGGAGTCAGCTATATCTACGTATTCAAAAATAGCAGTATCGAACTCAATAAAAGAATCTGGAATTGTAGATGTGTTGTCTTCTACCAACGACGAGAACGTTTGTGTAATTGACACTAAGTGGGTGTCTGAAAACGAAAGAACGTACAAAACTGACGTAAAAAAGATAAGGATCCTGGGAAGGGTTAGGAATGGGGGTACTTTTTATATTATAGATGAATTCGATCCAAACTCTTCCGTTTCTAGAGAGTTTGATGGAGTGGACCTAAATGTTTATGACTCTACCCTCGGTCACTACAGATTTTACAATGAAGGTCTCTACTCTGTTGTTTCGTCAGACACGGTCAACAAGATTTATGATAATGTACCTCTTTTAGCTGCTGGTCAAGCAATAGCAGGAAATAGGTTGATGTACTCTAATTACACAGAAGGCAGAGAGAACAACCCTGTGTCTCCTAACTTGTCAGTTACTTACTCGTCAGATAATCCTTCTGGAAGCTCTAGTTACCACGATCAGTCTAACGCTGCTTCCGCTATTACAATCGCCCTTAATGTCTCTGACGTAGAGGACGGAAAGGTTGTAGTTGATTTAACATCTAATGCTTTTACCTGGCCCTCTCCAAACAATCAGACATCTACAGTACCAGACAATACCACCACAAAAATATCTTTTGACTACTTACTTTTTTCAGACGTGTATAAATCTGGAAGTGAGGTTCATACGATTTCGTGTGTTAGTGACGGGGGGGAGTTTGACTTGGATTTTGGGACAGCAACGAACAATAAATTTCCGATTAGACCAGCTGACTTATCTAGTAGTAACCCAAATCCTCTTTCAGTTAGCGCTACCTACACTACTTCTGGGTCGCAAGACGTAGAAAACATATCTGACGGGCTAAAAAGCTTGCTCGTTGACACTCAATACGAATCATCTTACATATACACAGTAAATTCTGTTTCTGCTGTAATATCTAACAGTACGGACTCTTCATACCCTGACGGAGGAACGGTATTGGGAACCGTTAAGTTCAAGCTAGTGATGGGGTTTGATCAGATAACGGACGATAATGATGATGGGTTGTTTATTATTAGTCCGTATATAAAAGAAGTAGAGGTCTTGTCTCACGACTTCTCTGCGGTCAATTCTATAACTAGCCAGTCAACAAACTCGTCTTTGCTTTCCACGCAGGCGACTTATGATGCTGATCCAACACAAACATCAGGAACATACATATCAAGTCCTTCGGTTTATTCTCAGTCTCCATCTCTCACCAGCTCTTTTAAGATGGGGAGTTCTCATGAATTTGGAATTGTTTATTATGACAAGTGGGGGAGAAATGGATTTGTAAATAAAGCAGGTAGCATATACGTGGACCACACTGCTGAAAGATCTAGTAATTATGGACCAGCGTCAATAACTATGTCTTTCGGTTCTGGCGAGGACCCACCTTCTTGGGCGGACTCGTGGCAGCCCGTGTATAGAGGTATGTCTTCTTTTAATGATTTTACCACATACACTACTGGTGGGGGATATCCAATAAAAGAGAACGGTCACGCCACACTAATAGAGTCTGACCATAGAATATATGTTTCTTTAAACACCCTTGACATATACAACGAAGAACAAGGGGGGTTTAGAGACTATTCCTTTACGGAAGGGGATATACTCAGGGTGATATCTAGAAAAGAGGGAACGTCAGGAACAGTCTACTACCCTTCGGCTAATGATGGTTCTCCGATAGAATTTAAAGTTTTAGGTGTTGAAATGCTTGCACCTAATACGAACGAGGACCCCAATCCGCTTGTGGGGAATGATTCAGGCCACGGAAAACACTACACTGGAAAGTTTCTTGTTCTTCAAGCGCCAGATGTGGACGGAGGCAGACAAGTTGACACTGATGGAGACGGAATCGTTGATGCTGACCTAAAGTACAACGGCTTTGACTGGCCTTCTATTACTGGGAGTAACTATCCCAACGACGCCAATTCCACAACCACAAACTACTGGGGTAACGAAACTGTAGTGGAGATACTTTCTCCTAGAAGTACCACTTCTAGTAACGTGTTTTACGAAATTGGAGAGCGTCAAAAAGCAAACGCTTGGGTAATAGTACCTAGCAGGGTAGACACTCAGCACGGTCCCGCGTTAACGATTAGAGAGGGCGACGTCCACACGAGGGTTATTTCTTGTCAAACCCCTGTATACGATTCCTCCTGGAACACAGACTCAGAGACCCCAAAAGAAGATTGGGGGTATGCGAGTAAGGTTATAGAGACAAGAACCCTAAGCGATAAACAGTCCGAAGTGTGCTGGTCAAGAGGAAGGCCTCACATACCTTTTGAAAATGCAGCAGAGGTAAATAGGTACAACGGGATCACATACAGCGACGCCTATGCCGAGGACGTAGCGAACCTTTCACTATCATCATTTAATCCTAGCCTCGCTAACTTTTTTAGTCTCGACTCAGCTAACGGGGCCTGCAATTACATAGATACGTTTAGGGATGGCTACTTGCTTGCCTTCCAAGAAAATAGGGTTTCTAGGGTGGGGGTAAACAAAGACATCATTACCACTCCAGCAGCAGGACAGATTCCGTCCTTAACAACAAGCGTACTTGGGGAGCCCGTATATTACCTAGGTGACTTCGGGTGTGGGGATAATCCTGAGTCTGTCCTTATCCGCGACGGCAATGCTTTCTTTGTAGATATGTCAAGGAAGAAGTTAGTTAGGCTAACCTCAGAGGGGTTGTCTCCAATCTCTGAGAACGGAGTAGACTCTATGTTCAAGACCAACCTCGATTCATTTACAGAAGAAGGGGGGACTCGTATTGTCAGCGGATATGACCCCGAAGACAATCAATACTATGTAACCCTAAGACAGATAGACAATCCCGCTTATGACCCTGAGATTGAGGGAAGTGAAGAGTTCCTGTATAACGGCCTTACGTTGGGGTACAACATTTCTGCAGGGGCATGGCAGAGTAGATATACGTTCTATCCAGACATGTATTCTGATCAAAACGGAACTTTGTATTCTGCGTACTACACTCAAAACGAAGCAGTTAGCGATGACGCAGAGGTGTTTCACCACCACACAAACGAAACAGAATATAACACGTTTTATGGGGGGTACGGAACCTCAATAGTGAAGGTTGTTAGCAATCTAAACCCAAGCATGACTAAGGTGTTTAACGCTATATCCACTGAGGGAAGTGAAGCTCAACGGTGGGTAGCTTCAGTAATTACTGACCTTGGTTCAAACGGAAGCATAGACATTACAGACTTCCAAGACAAAGAAGGGAGTAGGTATGCATCTATACGTAGAGACTCTTCTTCTAATAGCACTAAGCACATAATACCTATAGGTGAGGTTGCGTCATCAGATATTGGTACTGGAGTAGTCACGTTCGTAAATAGAGTGAATACGCTACCACTCATGTCAGGGTCTACCGTCATGGAGGTTGATGGACTAGGCAACCTCACTAACATAGGTACGCCTATTAACTCGGTTCTCACCTCTAGAACCCTTGGCTCTGTTGTTGCTACTAGGCAAATACAATTAGACTTCGGTACATCAGTAAACCTTACTGGAAAAGACCTTGTTCTTGTAACGGACCAAGACCAAAATGGAAACCCAATCCGTGGACACTGGGCAGAAATAACACTAACTACTAACCAAGCTACACCTTTTGAGTTGTATTGTGTAAACACGCACATCGTGCAATCACATCAAGATCACTCGTTAGGCCAGCAATAACTATATTTGTAACATGGACCCAATTACTTTATCGCTCATAGGATCTACTTTAGGTCAGGGTATATCAGCTTTTGGTCAGCGTAAGGCAGCCAAGGAGCAAGAAGACCGTTACAGCGAACTAGGTGGTGCTGGGGAGGCTGAAGCCAAAAGGCTCAAGTCTCAAAGAGAAGGCATGTATGGGGTAGGGCCTACTATGCGTAAGTACATGCAGTACGCTATGCAAGACCCTACTGCTGACCTTCAGAGGCAAGAGGCTCAGAGGCAGTCTGGTACAGCTGTGGAGGCGCTGAAGGCTGGAGGGGCTAGAGCGGTCCTCGGTGGGCTTGGCAAACAGCAACAACAAGCTGCCAGCACTATGGCTAGTATTGGAGCGG